TCAGGAGTTACAAGGTCAACTCCAACAGCAACAGCAGTTCGAACAGCATTCTCGACTAGAAAAAGAGAGTCAGAAACTTAACGAACTTATCCCAGAGTGGCAGGACAACGAGACAGCAAATCGAGAACGTGAAGCTCTCAAGATGTACGGTCAGACTCAAGGCTATTCGGATCAGGAACTAGGCAGTATAACGGATTCTAGAGCAGTTAGTATTCTCAGGAAGAGTATGCTTTATGATGCGTTAGTATCTAAACGTGGTGAGATAAAACAACGTGTAGATAGAACACCTGCCTCCTCACAAGCAGTTCGTGCAGTAAACGCTCCAGTACGGAAACGTGGCAACTTACAAAGGCAACAGGCACAACTTAAGAAATCAGGAAAGCTTAAAGACGCAACTAACGTGTTTGAGCAAATACTTAATGCATAGAAGGAGTTAAAAAATGGCTTTAATTAGCACCAACGCATTCACATCCTATGATAGCACAGATAAGGCTATGAAAGAGGATGTTGAAAATGCGATTTTTAATATTGATCCTACTGAGACTATGATGCTTAGCACTGCATCACGTAGGGACGTAGGAAACACAAAATTCGAGTGGATGACTGAATCACTTCCAACTTCAGCAGACACGAATAAACAGTTGGAGGGAAATGCTGTTAGTTATGACGCAACAACCAACGTAACACGCAACACTAACAACTGTCAGATTAGTATGCGTAATGCAACGGTTACTGGCACCCAGCAGAGTACTGCTAACTACGGTAAGAGTAGTGGTGAAATGGCACACCAGATGGCGTTAGTCAGTAAAGCCCTCAAAATCGACTTAGAAAAGTCGATACTAAGTCATAATCCAGTAATAGACGGTGACGAAACTACTGCACGGCAAACACGTAGTTTTGTACACTGGTTGACCACAAACGATAGCTATCAGTCTGGTGGATCTCACGCAGGAACAGCTACTGGTGCAATCACTAACGGAACCTCCACAGAGATGACCGAAGCTATCTTCGTATCTGCTATGGAGGGTATGTACGACAACGGTGCAGACTTTGATACTGTTATTGTCGGCCCGTCTGTAAAACGTGAAATCTCAGACTTCACAGGTAGGTCACAAGCACGAGTTGCAGTAGACGCAAACACTGTCTCTTCTAACGTTACTTTGTTTGCATCAGACTACGGTGATGTGAAAATTGCAACATCCAGGCATATGTATAAATCTGGTGAAACTGCATCTGATCATACTGATGTTGTTTTTGTCGATTTCGACTACTGGAAGTTAGCATTCCTGCGTCCGTTTACTATGCAAGATATTGCCAGGACATCAGACGCAGAAACAAAACAATTGGTAGTGGAGTGGGGCATCCAGGTTGATAACGAAAAGGCTCACGGAGTCATACACGATATCGAACCAATTTATGTAGGCGGAACTGCCTAGTAACCGCTAACCCTAAACAGCAGGAGCGTAAAAACTCCTGCTACTTAGTTATGTCTAGATTTATATATGATCACCGTGGGAATGTTGTTAAAGAAGTTATCTTCGAAAATGACAGGACTACTTTTGCAGAGCATGAAGATTTAGAACCTCTTCTAAAGAAATGTCACACTATGAGAGAACACGTTTCTCTTAACAAGAAATCTGCTTACAGACCTATAGCAGAAGTTCCTATGAGTGTGGTGGGTGATGCAATTAAGCAGGGTTGGTTTTCTGACAAATCTAGGTGGAAAAAGTGGTACAACGATTCACATAACGCACTTCTGAGACTATCAACAGGGAGATTTTAATGAGTAATTTTAATGAGAAATTTGACGCACAAATAGATAACCTGCTTGCAGGTAAAAGAGTGGATGCGTCTGTTTTTAATGCCTGGAAAAAACGGGTTCCAGGATCTCAAGGTGATTATGCTGTAATGGCAAGAATCGCCCAGAGGGTCGCAGGCAAGAAAAAGAGTAACGGCACAGGTAAATGATCACCTCTTACTCCGAATTAAAAACGCAGATTGCTTCTTGGGTTAATCGCAGTGATTTTGATTCTGTAATTCCTGTCTTTATACAACTAGCCGAGAAGCAACTTAAGCGGAAACTACGCATCAGAGAGATGATACGTACTGCGAGCTTAACTGCTGTTGACTCTACTGCCACTGTTGCTCTTAGTGGTGCTACAGGATTCGTAGAGGTAATCCACGCACAGTTAGCAGACTCTGACAGGACACTCCTTCAGTACCTGCAACCGTCAAGCCTGTTTACTCACTCTAATGCTACAACCGAGGGGACACCTAAGTACTTCACTATAGCGACTAATAGTAGTGATGAAGAAATTATTCATTTAAGACCTGTCCCGGTAAGTAACACTACTTTCGAGTTTACGTACTATGCGTTTGATGATTTAAGCACAAGTAACGCAAGTAATATTATCCTGGCTAAACACCCTGAAATTTACTTGTATTTGAGTTTAGCAAACACAAGCAGTTACTTAGTGGATGACGAACGGGTGGCACTTTGGGCGAACTTGGCACAGGTTGCTATGACAGAGGTTATGAGGGAATCAGAGCAAGCCTTTTACGGGCAAAGACGAAACGTGCGATACTCAAATGATAAATGAGTTTAGATACCTACTCAGATCTGAAAACTGCGGTCACCGATTGGCTCGCTTTTGATGAGTTAGTTCCCAGAGTACCAGACTTTGTTTCTTTGGCAGAAGCAAACTTCGATAGAGTCCTGAGGACTAAAGATCAGATCTCTCGTGCAACAACACCTGTAAGCACTCAGTATGTTTCACTGCCTACAGATTTTCTTGAACTGGATAACGTACAAATAAACACCTCCCCTATTAAGCGTTTAGAGCAAGTTTCTCTGAACAAGGCAGATGACTTGAAGAGGGTTAATTCTACTACAGGAGAACCCCGTTATTTCTCAGTGCAAGGCGCATCTTTAGAGTTAATACCTACACCAAGCACCAGCTACACCCTAGAGATAGTATACTACGAAAAATTACCGAAACTAACATCATCAAACACTACGAATTGGTTACTTGAGAGTCACCCTGATATATACCTGTACGGTGCCTTAGTTCAGGCACAGCCGTTCCTGGGGCATGACGAAAGACTTGGCACTTGGGGCACGCTACTTGGGAAGGCACTAGAAGAGCTTAGGGTGAGTGATGAACGGGCACAGACTGAGGGAGGGACTTTGGTGATGCGTTCCAAGAACAACCTAGATTACGGTGACTGGAAATGAGCTTCCAAACTGAAAATCAAACTTCGAATGTATACACAGACCAGACCTCTACTACTTCAACCTACACAGACGAGTATAAGGGATCAGATATAATATACGTAGATAAGTATTACAACGAACTTAATTACGGTGATAATATCTTTTCAGGTAATGACACAAACTACACAAAATATAAGTTTAATTAAGGACTGATTTGGGAACAGGAACGAGTAATTACGGGTTAGTAAAGCCCACCGTAGGAAGTGATAATAATACGTGGGGTACTAGCATTAATAATGCACTGGATACAGTGGACACCCAGCTTTACAACAAAGCGGACAAGCAAGACCAAAAAGGCTTTACTGTAAATATTTCGTTTGCCTCGCACACTATAACAGATGCAGACACAGGGTCAGAGTTAAAAAACTTTAATTCAGGTGACAGGGTATATATAACGAATGCGTCTGCTAATAACTTAAACAGAGGTGAGTTCGTAGTTAACAGTGTTACAAGTGATAACGCTTTAGTTATGTATAAATCTGACGGATCAACAGATGCAGGTTTTACTACTGAGGCAAGTGTAGCATCAACCGTCTCTTTAGTTGTGTCACAACCCTTCACCAGACACGTATTTTCTCACTTAACTGGAGAGATAAAATTATTTGCGTCTACTCTCCTGGCAAATGTTCAAGGGTTAGGCTCGATAACAGACGGAGGTGCAACCAGATACGCTTGGTTACTTTGCAACGGTGCAAGCGTTAATAAGGTCGTGTACAAGGATCTCTACGAAATACTAAAAAACGGAGGATCAGAAGGAGTTTTTGGGGAGATAACATCTACAACTTTTGTGCTTCCTGATCTTCGTGGCAGAGTCCCCGTTGGTGATGATGCTATGGGATGGACTGATACAGGTAGAATGCCAAACTCAGCGGATAATATCGGTAACTCAGGAGGAGCGCACGAAGAGACTATATCGAACATACATTTACCTGCTCACACACACCACCAGACTGCACACACTCACACTTTTAGTGGTTCACAAGTTATCACTGAGTCGACTCACAGCCACTCATATACTGACGCAACGATTGGGCCAAACACAGGGGATATGGACGGAGGAAATACAGGTAGCACAAGAGAATACCCCACAGTAAACGGGGGTACTAGTGGAGGTGGGGGTGCTTGGTCTAAGACTATCGACTACACAAGCAATCTAGGAGTGGCAGGCACTCAAGACCAAGACACGGGTGCAGTAGTAGAAACACACGCAACAACTACACTTCCTAATCTGCAACCGTATCAAGTGATCGGTTCCTATATAATCGCAACTTAAATGTCATCACCAACACTCACTCTTCCGACTCCTGGTGCGTCCAAAGGGACTTGGGGGACAACCCTTAATACTGCCTTTAATACGCTTAATGCGGAGTTGAGAGATGTCAGTGTGACGGAGCAGGGTTTGATGACGGCAAGTGATAAAACCAAGCTAGAGTCTGCCCTACAAACAAACGAAACTATTACCTTTTCAGGTGACGCAACAGGCTCAGGTAACACTTCAGTGAGTTTAACACACGCAAACTCAGGAGTAAGTGCGGGGACGTATGGCACCACTACACAGTCTCCACAAATCACAGTAGACGCAAAAGGACGAGTTACTTCAGTTAGTAATGTCAATATAGATAACACCAATATAGAAGAGGGTGTAGCAATCAGTTTAAGCATAGCACTAGGATAAAATGGCTAACACGTTTCGAATGACTAATCAGGCATCAGTCGGCACAGGTCTGACCACTATTTATACTTGTCCT